CAGCTCAATAGAAACCATCGACATGATAGAATCTATGACAGCTGAAGGATTTAAATATTATCTGGAAGGAAACATACTTAAATATTTAACACGATACAGACACAAAAACGGTATCCAAGACCTCCAAAAGGCGCAGTGGTACCTTAACAAACTAATAGAGGTACAATATGACACTACAGATGGCGATGTTCACACCGAAAACAGAATGGGTTCCACCACATGAGTTACCAGATCTTAGTGAAGCTAAGACTATAGCGATAGATGTTGAAACAAAAGATCCAAATCTAAAGACTAAAGGACCTGGATGGCCCACTGGAGATGGCGAGGTCGTAGGATACGCCGTAGCCGTAGACGGCTGGAAAGGTTATGTACCGATTCGCCACGGCGGAGGTGGTAATATAGATGAGCGTATAGTTAATAACTGGATGAAAAAGGTTTGCGAATCACCCGCTGAAAAAGTTATGCACAACGCACAATATGATGCGGGCTGGCTCAGGCGCATGGGTTTTAAAGTTAATGGTCGTATCATTGATACTATGGTTATCGCGTCCTTGCTGGATGAGAATAGATTTAGTTACAGTCTAAACGCCTTGTCTTTTGAGTATCTATCAAAAACAAAAAGTGAGAAGAACCTGACTGAAGCTGCTAGAGACTTCGGGGTCGATCCCAAAGCTGAACTGTGGAAGTTGCCAAGTATGCATGTCGGGCCATACGCCGAAGTGGACGCCGAGCTCACATTGGAACTCTGGAACTACTTCAAGCCCCTGATTTCTAAAGAAGACCTCTGGAGTGTCGTCAATCTGGAGCTGGATGTTCTTCCCGTACTCATAGATATGACTTGGAAAGGTGTTCGTGTTGATCAGGATCGGGTCGAGCGGACCAGAGACTTTCTGCTCAAGGAAGAAAAGTCTATGCTCGCTAAGATCAAGCATGTAACTGGCATGAATGTAGAAGTATGGGCGGCTCAATCGCTCGCCAAAGCATTTGATACAGTTGGTATAAACTATCCCAAGACTGAAAAAGGTGCGCCATCTTTCACAAAATCCTTTCTATCCGAGCATAACCACGAATTACCTAAAATGATACTAAGGACGAGAGACCTTAACAAGACCCATGGTACTTTTATTAACACAATTATGAAGCACACAGCTCACGATGGACGCATACATTCACATATAAATCAGATCAGATCGGACGATGGTGGTACCGTATCAGGCCGAATCAGTATGAGTAATCCAAATTTACAGCAGATACCCGCCCGTGATCCGGAGCTGGGGCCTATGATTCGCTCTTTGTTTTTACCTGAAGAGAATGAACAGTGGGCTAGTATAGATTTCTCGCAACAAGAACCACGAATCTTGGTCCATTATGCCCACGCCTACGGTAAATCCCAAGGCCATGACATGAAAGGCGTACAAGAATTTGTCGATGGATATCAAAATGATCCCGATATGGACTTCCATACCATGGTAGCTGACATGGCAAACATACCTCGTAAGCAAGCCAAGACTATAAATCTAGGCATGATGTACGGCATGGGAGTAAACAAGCTGTCAGATCAGCTCGATATACCCGTAGAAGAAGCTAAAGGTCTAGTGAAACAGTACCATGAACGCGTTCCTTTTGTGAAAATGCTCATGCATGGCGTGATGAATAAGCTTAATTCACGACAAAGCTCCGGCTCTATCCGCTCTATATTGGGTAGAAAGTGTCGATTCGATCTTTGGGAGCCAGATACGTTCGCTATGAACAAGGCCTTGCCCCTGAAAGATGCACTCAATGAACACGGCCCAACGACCAGATTGAAGCGAGCCTACACTTATAAGGCCCTAAACCGTCTTATTCAGGCCTCCGCCGCTGATATGACCAAACAAGCTATGGTAGATATCCACAAGCTGGGGATAACTCCTCTAATTCAGATACATGACGAGGTAGCTGTGTCCGTTTCTAACGATCATCAGGTTGATTCGATCGTCCATGCTATGGAAAATGCAGTAAAATTAGGTGTTCCTAGCAAAGTAGACGTAGAAATAGGACCATCATGGGGCGAATCAAAATAAAACATTGACTGGATTATATAATCTCGCATATAATCCCGTAAAAGAGAAGGATTTATGCGATATGGATACAGAAAAATGGAAAAGCATTCTAGTTCCTAAAGATGTTTATTTAGAAATTAAGAAAATTGCAGCCAAAGAAGGCAGAACTTTGGGTGGACAACTACGGTTCATCTACTCTCAGTATGTTTCCGAGGAACAAAAGAGAGTAAAAGAGCTCGTAGATGCGGAAATGACCTTGAGAAAGGCCAAAGATCACTCAGTTATGAGTTGACTGTCTTTATTTTGCATTAATTTAGATGCTTCAACGCCCATATTGTACAAAGCGTCTGTCATAGGTCCATCAGATGCTTTCTTACCTCTTCCTGATAAAAAAACTTCTACTGGTGTAGCTGTTTCTGGGTGGAAAGATACGGTCACAGCTAAACCTTCTCCTACGTCCGTGGTTACACACGGTCTTCTGTTTGGTAATTTTGACATATTGTTCTCCTCTGAATTAGACATCATATAAAATATTTTTTTGTTTTAATAGTCTTGACTTTCATTTTTTTTTAAAAATGTGCTATGATGTCATTATGGACCCAGTTACTATTTCACTCGCGATGGGAGTCGCGTCTAAAGCTTTCTCTGCCATAAAACAAGGTTTTGCGGTTGGTAGAGATATAGAACAGATGTCTGGAGACATCGGGCGATGGATGGGAGCTGTTTCAGATGTTGATAACGCGGAAAAGCAAGCTAAAAATCCTCCCCTGTTTGGCAAATTGTTTAAAGCTGGATCGATTGAAGAAGCAGCTCTCGCTGCTTATGCAGCCAAGAAGAAACTTGAGGAACAAAGGTACGAACTCAAGGTATTTTTAAACATGTCCCACGGGCCACAGGCCTACGATGAGCTTCTACAGATGGAAGGTCAGATAAGAAAAGACCGTCAAAGAACAGTTTACAAACAACAACAGCTCCGAAGACAAATAGGCGAGGGTATTGCGTGGTTGTTCTTGGTATTAGTCGTTGGAGGATTTATATTATTAGTTGCATCTATCTGGTTTAACAAAGCACATGCCGAGGGTTATAAATACCAACCTAAAAAATTAACCAGACAACAACAGATTAACAACGGCACTATTATATTACCAATTATGACAACATGCCGATTAAAACTACAAAAAGTATTTAAAGATAAAATGGCTTGCATCTATGTAGGCGCTCAAAAAACTTATGAATTAGAATTTACAGATATTCACATAGGCTGTCCTCGCAAATACAAGTGTAAGTTGAATCCTAACGGCAAAGAGCCTAGTATTGATCAGGTTATGGAAAGTCTAAGGAGTATCTCCAAATGAGTAAGTGTGTAGGTGTTTGCAAATTAAATGAACAAAAAGTCTGCATCGGTTGTAACCGGACTATGGAACAGATAAAAGAAGCATATAAAGGTAAATGACTGTTTATAAATGTCAGGACTATGTGTTGGACGTGAACAACAGCTCAAAGGCCTTTGTCTATTACAAGGACCAGCTCTTGTTTATGGGCGATAGTCGAACCGCGATAAAGTTGTTTTGTAGAAACTGCCAAGACCCTGATTTACGCGTTAAATTAAAAAAATATAAATATATTAATATATGGGATTGACGGCCTTGTTTTAATTTAGTAGTGTTTATTTGTCTAGAGGTCGTAATGACACAAGCATCTTAATGTACTCCTATTCATTAAGGTTAAATTGCAAAACTTAGAAACCCGTGAAGCTATCCTTCACGGGTTTTTTTTGTAAAAAACTTTTGTGCTTGACATGGTATGCGATAAATCTTATTTATTATATGTGCGGATTGTTTAGCACGTTCAGGACTGTGATCTTATTCTCCATGGGATCTTAGTGGCGCAACCTCAAAACAATCTGCACACCAACATTAACAAAGACTTGGAGGTCACAATGACAAAGAAACAAGAATGGGAAATAGAAAGAGATAAGGAAAAAGCTCTTAGACAAAAAGGTCTACAAGCCCTTACCCTTGAACAAATACAAGCGGTTCACGATACTTACGAAGCTTTGAACAGAACTATGATCAGTATAAGAGATTTAAATGATCTTATGCTTTCAGACATTAAAGCTTTGGACGAGGCTTCTTGGAGTTTACACCACCAGTTTAATTTAAGGAGTGAAGATTGATGCTTAGAGAACAAGAAGGTAATTTTAGTTGTACTGATTGTGGCTACGTCTACAGCTCCATGCTTGCAGACGATGAAGTTCCTGATACTTGCAGTCAATGTTATGTTTATGATCGTGATTGTAAGAACTGCGGAGCTAAGACTTGTGCAGAAAAAGCTTTTTTTCACAAAGATGAAACCTTTTGTGAGGACTGTTGTCCAGAGGGGTATGGCGAATGATTAATCCCACAGAAAAAAAGAGGCGTGGTTATCTCATGCATTTTGAAGAAGGAACTCAGGATGCTGTTCTTTATCAACAGATGAATGAGGACAAAAAGTCTTCGGCTTATTATAGACGAGGCTTCGATTTTGGAATGACGCTGCATTTAAAATTAAGGAGTATAAAATGAACGCTCAAAATAAAACCCATGCCGTGATGAGCCAACGGCATGAGGATAGCGATAGTCTGGATTACTTTCCAACGCCCCCTTGGGCCACCAGAGCTCTCTTTCAGGAAGTGCTTAAACGACCCGAACATAAACAAGAGCTGTTCTTTGAAGATAAATCAAATGTGACGTGCCTCGAACCAGCTTGCGGTGGCGGTCACATGGTAAAGGTCCTCGAAGAATATTTCGATAACGTAACCTCATGCGATATCGCCGATTACGGCCAAGATCATATAGCTGACTTCTTATCTAAGGACGTCAAAGACGAATATGATTTTATTATTACTAACCCACCCTTTAATCTAGCTGAAGAATTTGTTACTAAAGCTATACCTCTGGCTAGAAAATGTGTGGCAATATTCGCTAGAACTCAATTTATGGAAAGTGTAGGACGATATGAAAGACTATTTAAACCAAATCCGCCGAAAATTATCGCTCAATTTAGTGAGCGAGTACCAATCGTTAAAGGCCGTTTGTCAGCAACTGCTTCAACGGCTACAAGCTACGCTTGGTTCATATGGTGCGGAACTGCTAAAGAAAGTACAGAACATAACTACTTTACGTCCACAGCTCCCACCAAACTCTTCTGGATCCCTCCGTCACGAAGAATCTATGAAAAGCCAAACGACTATGAAGAACGTGTGGAAACTCCACATTCTCGACCCACGGGTCACGCCCCACAAACAGACCTTTTTGGAAAAACTAAAGGAGATATTTAAATGAGCAAAGAAAAAACTTGGATTAATATTAATGAAATGCCACTATGGGCAGAGGCTATTTTAGAAATAGAAGGCCTTGTTAATGAGGAAGTATCCAAATTAAAAAAGGCAGACAATATCAGAATGGCCACTTTGTTAACAAATAGTCTAACTGTTATTAAACGAGGATACTAATGCCAAAAAATTGTCTGGATTACTGCAAAGAATGCGGAATAAAACTCAAAAATACTAAACATATTAGGACACATCCCAAATTGTGTCCTGATTGCCGAGGATATAATTCAACTTTAAACCCCAGCGTCAGAGAAGTTTTTAACCAAATGCAAAAAAACCCAACAACTCCCGCTGACGATGAGCTGTGGTTTGAAGATTGTCCCAAAGCCGTCAAAGAACTCGAGTACGGCCGTGTGTCCAGAAAGACTAACGTAGCTCCCGTAGAAACAACTCTTAGTGATTTGATTATATGAGTGAGCTGATATGTAACCTACCCGCTGTTAAAGTTAAAGTCAGGCGGGAATATTTAAGGGATTTAGAAGATGGATTTGGTGAGTTTGTCGATGGGATCTGGGTCTCATGTAAATCTATTCCTGGAAGAGCATTTTATTTTGAGACTTATCTGCCTGAGTACGGCGCTCTGTATGACAAGTTGCCTATTAGCTCGTTCCTATCTAGAGCTGAAATACCCAATCCGGACTTACCTCTTAATAATCTGCAGTTCTGGAACGCTATGGATTATGGTATCGTGGCTGTTCATAAACAATTCATCGGTTCAATGGATTTTGAGGTGCTAACCAGAGACTTTGGTCTCCAAAAAGGTACTTATGTAGCTACCCTAGATAATTACCACGCCGATATTAACGCTATAGATTATAGTACAGCTGAAACACCCGATGAACATAAATCGTTTAATCTGCTGGAATTGGATAATGGCCAGTATTGTGTCTATCCTAATAATAGAATGAGAGTTTACGATAATAGTCTCACGCCTCACGAGCCAAAGAAGCCGGACTTCAAAGTTAGTACTATTGAGTACCAAGTCGAGAATGGGAATCAAACCCGACTCGGAGATACTGACGAATATTTTTGGAAAACGAAACAAGAATCGTCCGACTAAGTCCTTGATTTAATT